AACTTTTCTTATAAGTCTTCTAATATTGCTAGACGTAATTTTTTTACCAAATAAAGATGTATCTCTATAATGAGAAGAATATTCAAGATTATCTGTTGGGTTTGGAATATTCGTATCCCAATTAGTGGTCCTTCCAAACCCAACTTGAGATGGATTGTCCAACCCTAAGAAAATGTAATAAGAGTCGCTATTATTCGTTACAGAATTTATAAAATTGGTTGCATTTAGTATTCTAAACTGGTCTGTTACTATTGCTGCCATATTGATATTTTTTAGATATTTATAATAGTTTTGGAAGAGCTCCGGTATTTCTAAGACCAGTTCCCCTTCTTTGTATTGTTGCAAAAGTTGATAATCCAACATCAACAGTATTGCCAGTTACACCTATTGAAATTGGTGAATTGGATCTACTAAACCCAGACAACCTACCCCAAGAGAATTTGCCTACTGGATTTGATATACTTCCGGTAGTTGCAAGTCCAACTACAGATGTATTAGAATTTATATTGCAGGTAATAATTCCTGTAGTTGAAGAAAATTGATGAATATAGTAAATATTGTCCAAGAATGTCGTACCAATTCCAACTACTGCAGAATTTGAACTATCAATAGAAGTTACTCCATTTCCAACTCGGGTATCAAATATGTAAATTGGATATCCAGTCTGTAATCCAGCATAAGATAGTGTATTTAAATGAAATTTAAGTGCTAATGGATTTCCACCACTTCCAGTTGTAGTTGTAATTCCAGTAATAATGCCTGAGAATCCATTGATTAAAGAAATATTTGTAACATTTTCTACAGAACCGCTTGCAGTTGTTGAAATTCCATTAACAATTAAAGCATCAAAAGTATCTGGAGTATCAAAATCAAAAAATTCTGCATTATCTACAAATATTTCATCAACTGTTGTTGAAAAATCTTTAATAACTTTTGCAGTTGGGTATACTAAAGATTCAATAGAATCTCTGGTTTTATAAACATTTTCTCCATTAATTTTTCTATCAACTTTTTGCTTAATCCAACTTAATGGTTTATAATTTTCAGTATCTACTCCTTGATTAGAATACAAATTAGTTTCAAATTTATCAGAAAAAGATAAATCAAATATTATTCTATTATTTTGTGTTATTGTCGTTGGAAATTGATTATTTTTTAAAACTTGTACTGTATCTCCTTTCTTTAAGGTTTCATTTATGCTAGTAATTAATTCACTATCATCACCTGCGGTCCCTCTATAGAAGAAAATTGCAATATTATCCTCTGACTTAGGTGCTGTTGTGAATACAAAACTAGTTCCTCCATCAAACTGATATGCAATTCCAGGATCTTGGATGACTCCATTAATAACAATTAATAATGCGTTAGAGAGATTTACCTGAGAACCCTCTAAAGATTCAAAACTTAGCAGTTCTCCATTATAATATAGTGGAAATCTTGTTCTAACTCCATCCTGATAATTTCTAATAGAATCAATATAATCAAATTCTCCAAACTGCCATGCGGAGAAAGAATCTGTAAATGTATCAACAACAGTCAATTTAAATTCGGATAGTGGAGAAATTAATCCTTTAGCAGTAACTAATCCAACTGGTTTGAATACATCTCCTCTTTGGAATGAATATCCTTGTCTTGAAATATTAAATTTAGTTACTTCAAAATATGTTGACCCTATGCCAGTTGTAGAGCTTGCTCCGACTTCAACATTAACTAAAAGACCAATTCCAGTATCTGTTGTTGTTCCAATTCCTAATCTAGATACTCCAACAACTTCAAGATTTTCATAAGAAGGTTCTGAAACAAATACTTGAGGATTTGTATATCCAGTTCCACCAGAAACAACTGTGAATGATAATGTTCCACCAGCACCTACAGATGCCGCTACATTTGCAACTGTACCAGTATGATTATTTTGATATACAGATACTCCTATGGATACTATACCATTGTATCCTGAACCAAGATTATCAGTTGTTCCCAAACCAACTGAAACAATACTGCCACCAGCTCCAACAACAGCAGTCACTGCTGCCCCTACAAGCGGCGCATATCCTAATCCGGTAGATGACCCTAATGAAATAATTATCCCACCTCTGGGAGTTTGATTTTGGTTTACATCAAATTCTGATGTAATAATATTATTTGTAATCGGATCAGTAATACCAGAAAATACTACACTAGATATTCCTAGAATAGAATTTTCAATAATTCTAAAATTATTATTTGGATTATTAAGAGTTGTTGGAGTTTGAAAAACACTGTTGATAAAGAGAATTCCATTACCGCCAGTAGATCCTAATCCTACAGTATTTGCTCCACCAACCGTTAATGTGAAAGTTCTTCCGATTCCAGTAAATTTATCTGAAATATCATCATATATTTGATTTGTTGTATAGTCATTTCTCAGAAAAACTCTTCCGGTAAAATCTGATGTTTCAAAAGTTAAATTTCTAGAATCTCTTTCTATTTGCGGATTTCCTCTGGGAGGTTCAGTAAAGAAAATATTATTATTTACAATATTATAAGATCCTCTGTAAACTCTAGCTTCAGTAGAATTTGCATGTGTTATTGCAGAAGAACCAACAAATCCTCTAGTCACCTCAACTAGTTTAATTGAACCAGCATTTGTAATTGGACCAACATTAGTTGTTCCCAAACCAACATTAATAATTTCCATATATTCATTATCAACTTTAAGAATATCATTAGGTGCTAAGGTGGATATTCCGCTTAAGGCAAATATTGAAGAATTTGAATCTATTTGTCCAGATAAATTATAAGATATTGGGGTGAATAGTAGTGGATATTGAACTAGATTATCAATCGTAATAATTACCTTTTCATTTTTCTTAAACATCTCAAGTTGATGTGCATTTCCTTGACCATATGAAGTAAATGTAACTCCAATTCCAGAAATAGCATAATCTTTTCTTGTGGATAATTTAAAGGAATCATTTGATAGTTTAATTACATAAACATCGGAAGGTAGTAATGTAGTTACAACTCCAACTGAATTTAAAGTTGAACCAATTCCAACTGCACTTGCACCAACTCCAATAAAAGTTGATTTTGGAGTGTATATTAATCTTTCTTGTGGACTAAAGAAATGATTGGGTATTGTAAATATTCCAGTTACTGGGTTTAATATGGATGAATCTGATGGATTAAATATCTTTGCAAAAATTGGAGTTCCATTGGAAGTTAAATTAAATTCTGTTCTATTAATTCTATTTCCATTAATTGCATTATAAAATTTAAGATCAATAGACTCCGTTACTGTGCCATAATTAAGATCTGGGGGAGTATTTAACTGGTCAAGACTTGTATATAAGCATTGATTAAATGATAAAATATTTACCTTGGCAGTTATTGATGCATCTGGGTAGAATTTTAAAGTAAAGTTATTTCCTTCATATTCGCCACCAAAAGTTCCAATTCCTGAATTATTTTCAGCAGAAAGAAAAGCTGATTGCTGTACATAAATGTTAGTTTCATCTTGCACTAACATAATTTGATGAAGAGCACTTGTTGCTCCAATACTAACTTCTACTAATGATTTAACCGCATTAAAATTAAATTTATTCAGTGATATTACAGTTGATGCTACAGAGACTGTCGATGAATAGTGTGACTCATATACAGCACTTCTCTCATTTCCTGACAATTGGCCAGGCAATATAAATCTATATACCCCCCCACCAATAGATGTTGTGCCAAATCCAACAACTTTAGACCTAACATTAACATTATTTGATGAATTGTTAGTATATTTTAAAGATAAAATTCCAGAAGAAATCTCAGCCCCAAATGTTCCTATAAAGTTTCCTGAATAATAATTATTTAAGTATTCAGAATCAAAGTAATATTCTGAAATATAAGTATTATTACCATCATGATTTAAATATATCTCAACAAAGTTCATATCACTGGTTATAGAATCAATAACTTGAACATTTAAATATAATGAAGAAAATTTATTTGAATCTACAGATATAATAGAAGTCGTTATTCCTACTGCTGCAATTTTATTGGTTCCAGTTAAATCAATAAATCCAATAGAAGTGGTTCCAATTCCTGGTGAAGGAGAATTGTAATTACTGGTAATTAATTTTACATTATAATCTACATTAAATGGATCATTAGGAGTAAATCTTAAGTAATTATCATTAAATTCATCTTCAATTAATGAAAATGTTCCAAATTCTTCTCCCGAAATATGAGTAAGACCTACGCCCGTGTTTATTAATGTTCCTTTTTCTGCTAAGAATGAATTTGTACCATCATTTAGAATTACTAGTTCGGACAATTGAATTTGGGAGTTATCTGAACTTGAAACTCTAATTAATAGATTATCATAAGAAGCTCCCGTATTTAATTCTAATAAATTTAAAAATTGACTTGGTTCTCCATCTAAATTAGAAAATTGTCTGTTTATGTCATCTATTTTTAAAACTACATTAGTTTTACACTCAGTATAATCTGTTAATTTTTTATTTTTTAATTTTAAAAACTTAGAAGAAGATCCAATAACATCAATATCTTGCACTAAATCAAAATTATAAATTGTATCTACTCTATTTTCTTCAATTATATCATAAATGGTAGTTGAAACATTACTAGAATCTGAAATTTGACAATTTGCCGTTGATGTAATTCCAGTGTCTGCAAAATTTTTAAGACCACTAGTATGAAGTAAACTATTAACAGGTGTTTTTAGTTCCTGATATGTAATTGGACTCTTTATGGTATATGAAAGATTTTGATAATAATCGTTATTTGCAGTTACTTGGTTATCTTGGTCTAGCTTACCAATATCATTCGACCAACCAAGAGATTTTTTGATAGAATAATCAACTTCAAATACTCCAATACCATCTTCAATTTTATTTACTGTTGCTATATTTCCAGATTCTTTTCCTACGATAATTTCTCCAACAGACAATTCATATGTTCCAAATACTTTAATAAATGAATTATTATAAGAAGAAATATTTAAATCTCTTTCAATATTATTAGAAATAATTTTTTCACCGATTATAAATGGGGAAGAAACTTGAATTACTTCAAATGAAGGGTAATCAGTTCTTTTTATAATAATTCCAACAGAATCTTGAATTGTTTTAGCTATTCCAGTATTTGACGTTAAATTTGAAATATCAATCGTAACTGAATCAAGAGATCCAATAGTATTATAATTACTGACTGTAAAAAATTTATATCCATAATCTTCCGAATTAAATCCAGAACCATTAATATTAAACTTTTGAATTCCTTCTACAAATACCTCATCACCAATATTAAATGGATTAGTTGAAAATCCAAGTACTGGTGTTGTTATGAAGCAAGTAAAAATTCCACTTGAAGAAGATTGAACTTGTTGAATACTAATTCCGTTTGTATTATTTGTAGCAAATAATTTTACCGTTGTTTCGGGAAGACCTCTAGGTTCTTGTATAATATTTACAGAATTAATAGAACTACCAACTATAGTTGCCTCTAGTATTCCACTATCAATCTTTTCCCCAGATATAGAATCTACGATTACAATTGATGGTGCATCAGTATATTCGCTTCCCCCATTAGTAACAGTAATAATTCCAATAGTATTTGAATTATTAATTGTAATTAATGGTGATATGTAGGCAACCGGTTGTAAAGTTTTATCTGAAGAATACTCAAATCCTTCATTAATAACTCTTATTTCCTTTGCATTACCTATGGTTGTTGATTTTGGAACAATATAAGCATCTTTTCCGCCAATAGAATTAGAACCTGTAAATACAGGAAGTTTTTTATATCCAGATCCTCCAGAAACAATATTAATTTTATCTATAGGTCCTTTTGCGGATAATGAATTTGTAGTATATTCCAATACATCACATTCACTTTGAGAATAAGATAATTTTTCTGGTATTACAGATAAGCATATGTTAAATGTAGTTAAACCAATACCTGAAATTTTATATTTTGAATTATATTTACTATCAATGAATAGTATTTCTGAATAATTATTTACTGATGTATCAGAAGTGCTAATATATCCGGACTTTTCTAAGTTATAATATAAGTTAGTTGGTAATTGATTGTCATAATTAATAGTAAGGGATGCATTAGTAGAAACTCCAACTGTTCCTATTCCCGTCAGTGTAAATGACGATGAATCTGAGGTAGAGACAAATTCATTATAATAATTTTTATCATAATAAAGTTTAAAAGTATAACCGAAAAGTGAAGTGTCCGATAAATTAAATATTAAATTATTATTCTTAATCGATTGAATTTGTGGATTTATTAATGAAATAGATTGATTTGATCCACCAGTACTAGCAATACTTACAGTGTTCGGTGGAATGCTTACAGAATCAATATAAGTTTCTGAAAGTTTTATAGTGTTATCATTGGATTTATAAACATAATAAACACCAGTTGATAGTCCAGATGCAACTACATTTGCAGAATATAAAACTTTATCTCCAGTCTTTAGATTATGAGAATTAATTGATATTGTACTATTTACTGTATTAATTCCAACTGAAGTAAATCCTATAGGATTAATTAAAATGTTTCCAGTAATTTGATCTCTTTTAACATAAACTGATATTGAAGTTCCAATACCAACCGAAATATTCGGTTTTATGTTTAAACTAATAGTATCTCCGGTAGTTAATTCATGAGAAGTTGAAACTGAAACCGTAGATTTAATACTTTCAACTTTTCCAGTTATTTGAGGATATGTACTTCTAATAGAATATTTGCTGTTATTATCGCCATTAGTAATAAAATATACTTCGGAAGAATTAATGTTAGTTTTAATTCCGATTACATTTTTGTTTTTATTAGTTACATATACATTTTGAGGTAAATTAAATTGAGTTGCTGTTGGTGAAGTAGATACTGCAATATTTGATCCGTTGTTTGTAAATATTACTGGTTGATTATTTGTAAATGGATGATTTTCAATATAAATTCCTTGAGTTGGAATAATTCTAGTAAGGGTAGAATCTCCAAATTGAAATGTTGCAGAATTTGTAATTCCTGATGTAGTTCCAATTCCAATAGATTGTCTTGGATTAAAATATACTATGTCATTAACTTTAGAATTAAAATAATCTACATTCTCAGAGATAGTAAAAGAGTCTGGAATGAAGTTTATCTGTGTTGTTACGGTATGAGATACGCCAGTAGATCCCCTTTCTACTTTAAGAATATTAAGATTTTTAAATACCTCTAATACAGATAATGTCTCTGTTCCAATTAAAATACTACTTCCGACAGATACTGATGATGGAAGTTGAGATACATATATCTCCGTAGTTAATCCTGATGTTGATGTGGGGACACTTTTTACAAGATTGGAATAATAAGAAGATACTCCAATTCTATGTGAATTATTTAATTTACTTAAGTTGGTAGAAAATCCAGAAATCGTAACAAAATCATTATCTGATAAATTATGATACGGCAATATAGTAACTTTTACTTCACCCTCGCTATTAAAAGTAAAGATAGAATTATTATAAGTTTGTGTAGAAGTATTCAATTGTACAATATCTTTTCCCTTTATCGATGAAACTTTTGCAATTAGTCCCCCACCTTGCGTATTAGTATCGTCAAAAGTTAGACTATCATTTACTTCATAGTTAGTGCCAGAATTAATGATATCAAAATCATTTACATTACCTTCAGTTACTGAAACAACAACTGATTCTTGTTTTGTAAAATCACTAGTCTCAATTATAAAGTCATTACTTGCATAATTATCAGAAATTTTGTATGGTAAAGTATTTCTAAGTAAATTAGAATCATTAAAATTGAATGATTGATCTAAAGTAGAATTTTCTTCTAAAGTATTAGATCTATACTTATTTCCAATAAAATATGGAAATTGAGGACTTAATGTATTAGGATCAATAGTTGCAAAATATGCATATACTCCATTAGGAAATTCTGGTGTTTTTCCAAATCTTCCATTATTTTCATCCAAATCACCAGAATTAGTATATTCATAGTCTTCAACAAAGAATCCTTCCGAAAACTCTACAGGTCTATCTTCTATGTTGGATGCATTTGAGGTATATCCTGAAGTTAATGCTTTAATATTTGATTCTACTTCTGGATTAGAATACCCATATGGTCCGTATATTGGGTTTCCATCATAAGCCCACCCGATTATTTTTGAAACATCGGCACCAGTATCATTAAATGATGTTTGCAATTCTTGAAAATATCCACAAACAGAATACTGTAATTGATTTTTACTTTCTTTTAAAAATTCATTTCCAAATCTAACATTATTACTAATTGTTAGTGGTCTAATATTAGCACTCAAAAGTGCATTAGAACCTGCAGGTACTACTCTAATAATTGTTGTAGTATTTGAATATCCAATTCCCCCACTTATAATTTTTACATCTGTTATTTTCCCATTACTAATAACTGGTCTTAAATCTGCTCCTGATCCAAAACCGGATGAATCAACTACAATTAATTCTGGGGTTGAATAATACTCAATTCCCCCATATTGGATGTTTACTGAATTAATTATACCATTTACAATAATTGGATTTAATTTCGCTTCTCTACCATTTTTTATTGATATTAATGGTTTTCTTTCAAGATTGATTATTGTAGAACCATATCCAACTCCACTATCATACAAATAAGCATCAATAATATTTCCTTTAACTACCGGAGTTGTTATGATAGATTGATATTCTTGAGTTGTTGTACCAAATCCAACAGGAGTATATTGTATTAAAACAGAAATATCTGGATAACTAAAGTATTGATAGCCGCTTCCAATAGATGAGAATTTAATATAATTTTGTCTATTGTAATTTGATACATCTGTTCCTCCAATTCCAGCAGAACATAGTCTAAAAGAATCTTCATCAGTCTTTAAAATATAATACTGAGATAATGTAGAAATCCCTATTGTAGAAATTTGATAATTATAGGTTACTAATTCGCCACTATTAAATCCATGATTTTTAAAATTAACAGTATGATTAATTGTAGATATTCCAACTGGAGAGACAATTAATTTTCTATTAGTATATCCATTACCGCCATCAATTATTTTAATTTCGGATATGGTGTTTTTATATGAAGAAGTTCTAAATTTATGAATTCCTGAAGTATTATTTCCATTAAAAGTTATTGTATTGATTCCAGATAAGTAATCTGAAGCAGTCTCATAAAGTTTAATCGTTCTATTATTATCAACTTTACTATAATATGTTGAATTATTAATTAAAGTTGAATCACTAAATCCTATTCCAATAGATAAATTTCCATTTGAATTATAAATTATAGATTCTCCATTATTTAAATTATGATCACTTAAAAATGTTAATTGGTATGTAGATGTGCTAATTCCACCAGAATTTGTTGTAGTTCTTCCATCAAATAAAATATCTCTTTGTCTTCTAGTAATTATGGGTTCTATAACAGCACCGGAACCATTACCGCCGGTTATACCAATAGATACAATTTTATCAATATCATAATCTTGAGAATCTACATAAACTTTTTTGATAGATCCACTGATTACTGGTTGAACTAGAGCAGTTGATACTTTTCCAGGTGAAATTGATATTAATGGAGGATTGATAACATCATAGTCAATTCCACCATTTAATACTTCAACAGATTTCAACGGACCATAATAAACTTTATCATCAGATTTATAATTACTAATTTCAACACCGTTAATTAACATACCAGTTGTTCCTGGAATTGTTAATTCTGCAGTTCCATTATCAATATTGTTAATATTTTCTGATAATGAGAATTTTTTAAGTAATTTTTGAGCACCAATTGTCCCAGATTTTTGGGAATATAATGTAAATTTGTGTATTTGATTGTTAAAATTTGAATTAGAAAATGTTAAGAAATTATTTGTACCGATAAATGACTTAGATGAATATAATCTTATTCCATTATTTGGATTTTGAACTTCAATATAATAGTCTCCGGTATCTAATCCAACAATATTTGTTCCAGAAGGTTGATAATAAACCCTGTCACCTGTTATAAATGGAACACTACTTTGAAATAATATAGTTGTATATTTGTCATCTACTAAATTAGACAAAGCAATAGCATTAGATGTTTTAATATTTTTTATTATTTCGTATGTATAATTTCCAGTAAATCCATCTCTTCCAGACGGTAATGAATTGGAAGCAACATAGGCATAATTTTCATCAACGTATAAATTTTGAATATCAGATAAAATAACATTATTTCCAAATTCAATAGGAACCGTTAGACTGCGTGATGTGTTAAGTTTTCTTCTTAAATCATATTTTACTCCAGTTTCTGGAGTAAAATTTAAATTACTTAAGGTAACTCTATTTTCAGAAGAATTAATATCAGAAATATATGCTATATTTGTATGAGAAGATGCGATAATATTACTATCTCTCTCTAAAATTTCAACTCTGTCACCAACTTTTAAACTTGATTTGTCAATTGGACTTGTTAACGTAAAATTATTAATATTCTCTATTTGATATCTTGAACTTGTATTGTATATCCAAGAATTTGCAAAAATTTCTTTATATGTTTTATTATTTTCAGGATTATCAATTAAATCACCAATGCTCTTAACAGAAATAATCTGCTCTTCATCTAAATTTAAATTATTTGATATTTGTACAAATTTTGACAGAACTCCAGTGAGTCTAAATTCAACTTTTTTTGTAAGATCTCCATCTTCATATCCATAATAAATTTCATCAGATCTTATATTATCTGCTAATGAAATTTGTTCTTCAATTCCAGTACATCCAAAGAACTGATTTATACTCTTATTAGTATAATTAATTGTATTATTTCCAGATACAAGAGTTCCTTGCTCAGAAAATCCGATTGTAGAATCAACTGAAATTATAGAAGAACCAATAGAGACATTTTCCAAGCATTTTGTGTTGGGTGTAATTACAAAGTTACCTTCAACAGATGAGGAATCATTATATCCAACAAAAAGTGAAATCTTAAAATATTGTATATTATTTCTAGTAAATGGTTCTATTTCTGAAATTGAGGCGCTAGTATTCTCATCAGTGGATTTTTTAATTGTTTGGCCAACTAATTTCAAAGGATTCCCAGAGATTCTTTCCGCTATTACAATTTCTCTTCTAATAAATTCTGAAGAAGATGGTTTAATTAAAAAATCTTCTAAGTTTACAACTCTCGGAGTCACTCCATAAAGAATATTAAATAAAATTCTAAATGATTCATCAGTTCCTTTTGCTTGATAAAAAGATCTCGCTTCTCTTATAAAGTTTCCGACATTTAGATTAGGAACAAAATCAAGATTTTCTAATCCGGGAGTAAACGTGTATTTTATTTTTTTATAAAATTCTTTTAAAAATAAAGAACTTAAATTTTGTACAGACGATTCATTAGCGTGAGATTCTGCTTCTGATTCTGAAAAAACTAATTCTTCTTGATTTAAATTTGCATGATAACTGGTAATACCACTAAATCCACGAATGCATCCAGTGAAAGTATTAGTTGTTAATCCAGCATATGTAATGACTTCATTATCAATTTTTAATAATCCATAATTTTGAGGAAATCCTTTAGTACTAGTAACAGTAATTACAGTATCAGTAGGAGAAACTTCAGAAGTAGTGTATGTGCTATCTACTACTACCTCAGGTGTCAAATTATCTAATTTTAAATATTGATCTAAATTTTCCGCTATATCAACGGGTCCACTTTGATATTCTTGAGAAATATAATATTGTTTTAAAAATTCTGCAGCATTTGGACTTTCATCCAAAATGAAATTTGGAAGTTGACTATTAATAATTTGCTGAATCTTAACTCTAGATTCGAACCCAGTTTGTATCATATTACGCTCTTATTAAATTCCCGTTTGAATAACTTGATGTGTAATAATCTCTGGAAAATACTGTTCCAGAGATTTCATCACCAGAAGCAATTACATCTCTTACCATATTTATTGTGCTTTCTGAGATGCTAAAATTTAAATATAAATCTTTTAATCCAACAACATCATTTGATTCTGGAAATGCTTGTATTTCAATAGTATTATTTTCTTTAGATGTTGAAATAATATTTACGGTTCCAAGTTTTATTTCACCTTTCAAATAATCAACCGTTCCAGCAGACTTTGATACAACTCTTATGGTTCCATCACTTAAAGGTTTTACTATTGATAAAATTCCTGTTTTTTTATCTAAATTAGGGACATCTGTAAGATATACAGTATCTGATTCTCCTGAAATTTTAAATCCAGTAGATTTAATATTATATCCACTTTCATTAACATGAAATTTATTCCCAAAACATAATTCATATTGAGTAAATTGATTTATAAGTGCCTTCAAATCCCTTCTTATTCTAACTTTAGTGATGTTGGAAGTTATGGAGGTATCTGTATTATCAATTATTTGAAGAACTTTACTGTATTTAAATCTTCCTCCAAATTTATTAAGATCTAAAGAATTTGAATATTCATCTAATGAGTTAATAACTTTTGTTTTCAGAGACTCAACGGCAGATACTTGAGAATAATTATAATAAATTGATGAATCTATTTCAACATAGAGTACTTTAAGGTCAATTATTTTTTGATTAATACCTGAAATGCTATATTGTTTTAATTGAGATAAAATTCTTGACTTCGAAAAGTCAGAAACAAAAGTTCCATTTTTTGGTTTAATACTTATGGACACCGTTCCAAATTCAGGAGGGTCTAATTCTTCACCGCCAATAACAGCGACTGATTCTGTATCTGGGTAAATTTTTTTAATAATCGTCTCATAATCTCTTGATGTTACTGCTCTATACTGTGAAGAATATATTCTTGGTGCAAAATATTTAATTGAATCTATTGATTCGATTTCCGAACCATTTTGAGATGGTTGATTTGTTTCAATTAACACAGAACCTATATCTACTAAAGCATTATTTGCGTCCCTAATGCTTCCAGAAAAAGCAAAAGAAGATGCGCCGTTACCTTCTTCACCATCAGTTACAATATAATTTACAGTAATTACCGCATTATTTTCTAATTTTTTACCAATTAATCCATCACCAAAAAGTAATTCATACTTTTCATCCTGCACTTCTTGTAAAAGATAAATTGTTGATGTTGAATCAATATTGAGAATATTATCAACCGAAGAATACTCCACACCCAGTCCACTATCATTAATTCCTCTTACATATACTGAAATTGTAGAGGTATCGATAAATGAATTATCTAATATAAATCTTTGATCTAGTGATCCATCGACTAAAAATTGCTTTGTTAAAAAAGTCCCTTGATATACATCAATATTACTGAATGATGCAACTCCATTTACAACATTTGTCGTTATATTATCGGGAACAGAAAATGTATATGAACTATTGTCAATGGATCCAACACAAACTAATCCTGCCTGTAAAGTTACTGTTGGGGTGTTTGATGTGAGAGATACTGGTACGTTAAATGATACTTGTGCCTTTGATGCCGTTCTGGAACGTGGCACATATCCAATATTTCTTGCCAATGAAACAACATTTTCACGAAGAGTTGCAGAATCCAAAAAGGATTCATTTACAATCATATTCGAATTAAATGCAGTAATATAAGTATTATATGCCAGCGTATCTATTAAAACAGAAAAATTAGACCCCTCAAAGTCAAAGTCCGTAAATGTTGAGTTAGCACGGAGATAATCTTTGATAGAAGTCTTTATCTGATCAAAATCTAGATTTGTAAATTTAGTAAAAGGCATTTTATCTTGTTGCCTCTAATAGGAAAGAATATTCTTGGGTTGGAAACTCTTGGCCAATAATATCGAAAATAACTGTCACATTAAATGAGTTATTGTCCGGATTAGGATCTACCTCAACTATTACATTATTAACTCTTGGTTCAAAGTTATTGATTGATATTTCAATTTGATTTTGAATTACCGATGAAGTACCAAAGTCAATATTTTCAAACAAACTTCTTGTAATATCAGATCCTAATAGAGAATTGAAGAATCTTTCGGTTGGAATAGTTTCTACAATATTTCTTACAGATCTGCGAATTGCATTTTCATTTTTTAATATTGGCAAATCCTTTGTCACGGGATGTGGTTCAAAGGATAAACTGATATCTTTAAATGACCTGGATATCCTTTGAATTGCCATCGAACAAAAGTTTTTTATTTATTTATATCTACTTCCAAGAAGAACCGTAATTTGGTTCTGTTCCATATGACCAATCATCATAGTCCTCATCATTACGAATTTTTTCATGCAATTCAACTTGTTTTTTTAGGTTATGCTTTGGTGCAATGTCATAAACTACTTCTTGAATAACTCTTTTTTGATTGTCGTCAGATTCGAATAGCATTTGTGAAACTCCTGTTTTAATTGATTAAAACAGAACTTTTATAAAGGAGGTTTCTATCTCCTATTACTATTTAACGATCTATCTCACGAAGTCTAAAATTATTCGAATCTAGATATTTTAATAGTTCAATGGCAATTAATTTGGGATTTCCATCGCCACATGTGTACACATCAATGGCAATAGATCCATTTTCTGGCCAGGTATGGCAAGAAACATGACTTTCTGCAAGGGCAATCACAATCGTACACCCCTGAGGTAAAAAACAATGTGAAAAAATATTAAGTATTGTCATTTGAGCACGTTTAATTCCGCGCTCCATTGTTTCTTGAAGGGCAATACCGTCGTTCAGAAGGTCATATTTTACATCATACACCTCTAAAAGCAGGTGTTTGCCCATCGAATGCTGTTTCAATTATTCTATACTATTTCTAAAAATTTATTTATTTAATCAAAAATCCGGTTCTTTTAAAATCAGAGTCTTTTACAAAGTCGTATTCTTCAAGATCATAAAAATCCAAATCGTTTTCATTCCATATTGGAATTGCTACAGTATTATTATGTCTAAAATCTGGATTTTGTCGAAAATGAACCTCTATTAACTTATTTCCAATGAATTCGCAGTTGATATATTCATAATTACCTTTTAAATTTTGTAGAATTTTTGGAAATTCAACTTTTTTATCAATTTTTTCCCATTTTTTCCACTTGTAGTAAGGATCTTTGTCATCTTTGGTGCCCAAAACAACTAATTCTGACTTTTGATTCTTAAAGTCAACGCTTAGATGCTCTCCCATAAAGATTTCAGACCAAAATTCTGCCGGATAAATGTGATCCGTGTATTTTTCAATCCATTCTTTACGAGCAAAACGCCCCATTCCAAGTAAATTGAAGGATGGTCGCACAATATAAAAGTCGGGTTTTGGAACAGTGGTGCCAACAGGACCACATGTATAACCTAAAACCCGACTTAAGAATAATTTATTGTAAATCCAGAGGTCTGATGTATGAATATTCTTCCATTCATCATTTCCATCTAAGAGATACATTTATTTTCCTTGTCCTCTATACTTTTTACGAGCTTTATTACGAGACGTAGCAGAATACTTGGTATGAGCACCACAACCCTGCTTAGTTTTCTTGGGAAGAGATTCGATGACCTGCTTTCCGCCAGATGATTTTTTAATTGCCATTAGTTTTCTCCTATAATTTCAGTTTCAATTTCATTTGGATTTGGAGAACCTGTCTCATAAAACTGATTTGACAGATCCTCCATAGCATTGAAGTATTCTTCCTCTGTAAGATTGGAATAAATTTTACGACCTTTGCAGAGGATGTTGTAAAATTCGTTAGACATCAAATGACTCTTGTTTTTTCGTGACCGACTCTAATGCGAGGATCGCACCAAATTTCAAATCCTGCTTCCTTTGCATCCAAACAGAAACTCACGTCTTCTCCACACATATCCTGAACTTCACCAGATTCAAAGACTTGCATTTTAGGTGCAAACCATGGATACTTCATTTCAGAGTGTTCAAATACTCCGTGCTTAATTAGAAGCCAACCAAATCCCGCATAGTCAACGGTAAATGGTTTACGACGCTTACTGATGGACTCAACAGTTTCGTGATTCATGACTCCACCATTATTGCGGAAATCATCCTCTTCCATCCAGTGTGCGACCGATGTGGTATGACCATCTTCTGTTGCATACCATCCAGAGGCAATATTCTTATCCATTAGAACAAGTTGCCAGAACTTTTCAGTATTGAAGACAATATCGGAATCAATCCAAAGTTGCCAATCATATTTGAGTTTTCCATCCCAAGGAAGTTGATCCGGACCACGAAGAACATTTGCTCCAAGACATTTGCATCTTGCAAAGTTCACCATGGAAGAATAGTCCTGGGAAATTTGAATACTTGCTCCGGACTGTACTAAATCAAAACACAGTTGAACGAAGCTCTTTAGATAGGTATAGGATACTCCTCTTCCGGGAAGACAAAAGACAATAGACTTTCCTCGTACCATTTCTTTCGCAAGATCATAATCCCATTCTAATTCTTTATTTGATGCCACTGGGGCATTTGCTTTTACGGTAAATCCTTTAGCCATAATTGAAAGTAGTTACTTCAGTATCATACAATATTATGTAGCAATTGTCAATCTGTACGTTCTGTGAGAATTACTTCATCTCCTTCAATCTTAAATTGAATTTCAGTATCTTCGTACCATGAAAGTTCATTTGCCACAATCTCTGGAATAATCACATAATAGTCGCCAGTAATTGGATCAACCTGTATGGACTCAAAAATTTCTCCGGAATTTTTTTTCATCTTCGTGTTTATAAAACCTTATTTTATTTTTATATAGCGAAAAATATTTTTATATTTGGTGTTTATATATCTCTCGCTTCCGTAACACTTTGTAGGTTAGGGGGACCCATGGTTTTTATATACGGGGCGGCGGGGGGTCGGCACCGCGCCAAGGGGACTGTCCTATCACGAACGACCAGACTGCCCCCTCACGAACGCCTAAGGGTCAGAAGCGAACTGCCAGATCAGAGTGCCCGACGCGATCTGCCAGACGGTCGCGGGCAGCGGCGATACGGTCGGCACGGTGCTGATCACGGGCACGGATCATCACCGCCTCAAGGTCGGCAACCATCACCCGACCCATACCGGTGACGCGGGTGATGGTCATCCCCTTACCAGCGCCAACGGC